GCTCAGTGTGTTACCGTCCATCCTCAGGTTGTCTGCGTTCAACTGTCCTGTGACTGTTGCTGTTCCTGTCACGTTGGTAGGTCCCGTGAGGTTTATTGCTCCCGTGCCTGATGGCTCTATGTCCACATCACCGTTGGTGTCCGTGGTTATCTTGCCCTGTGTCGTGATGTTGAGGTCACCTATGTTCAGTGTGCCAGTGGTCAGTGAACCCGAGATGGTCTGGTTTCCGGTCGTGGTTATGTCCGCTGTGTTGGTCGTTCCCTGAACTGTCACAGATCCGTCCACACGCAGTCCTTCGTTGATGTTGACTGTTGATGAATCTGGTGCGCTTATGGTAGTGCCCTTGATCGCTATTCCTGAAGCCACAACTGAACCTGTTCCGCCTGGTGTGATGTTGATGTCGGCGTTAGAGGCAGAACCTATGATGTTGTCATTGAATGTGAGGTTGTCCACGGTCACTGTGCCCGTCATGGACGCGGCATTTACTGTTGGACTGGTAAGAACCTTGTTGGTCAGTGTCTGTGAACCGGTGAGTGTGGCCACGGTGCTGTCTATGGCTATGGTCACTGTGTTGCCAGTTGCGCTGGTGGTTATTCCTGTGTCACCAGAGAACTGTAGCACCTCCGAGTCCAGGTCTATGGAGTTGGTTGTTGAGTCATCGGCCGTGAAGTCTAGATCCTGTGCTGTCACTTGTGCGTCAACGTAGGCTTTGATCGACTGCTGTGTGGCTAATGCTGTGGCCGAGTTTGATCCCATAGCGTCTTCGTCTAATATAGAGGTCACTGTTGTGCCTGATGCCAGTTTTAGATTTGCAAGTTGTACGGCCCCTGTTCCTGATGCTGTCAGTTTCAGGTCATCGTTGGATCTGGTGGCCAGTATCTCGTTGTCGGTGATCTGTATGCCTTCCATCTCTATGGCGCCTGTGCCTGATGCCGTCAGTTTGAGGTTGGCGTTGGTCACGTTGGAACTGATCTCGTTGCCGGCGATGGTGATCTGTTGTCCGAACGGTGATGCGCCGTATAAATCGTCAAAGTTTTCGTTTATCTTAGTAAATGCGGTCCTTAAAGGATCACCTGTGCCGTCATTGGCGCTGGATCCTATGTTGATGGTTTGTTTGGCCATTGGTGTAAATCTCCTGGTTTGCAGGTATATTTAGCAAGTATTCTATAAACCTGATGTAATTGTTAAAGGTCTATCAACACACGCTGATATTTGAACACACAATTAGCACTGCTGTTGTTCGTTGCCAGTAGTCTTACAAATCCATCGTTGATATCCGCAGTAAATGTGGCCAGGGGAGAAGTGTGATTGGTTGTTGATCCGAATGATGTGACGTAGGCCTCCGTAGTGCTGTCCGCACTTGGACCATGCACCACGTTGGCCTCCACTATCTCGTACCTACCGGTTGCGGCGTCTGATATTGATATGAAGTATTTTGCACTCCTGTAAGTGGCAGAATCAAATGTGTCGATCTCTGTCGTCGCGGATGATGACACAGTGACGCTGTTGTCATTGATGTCTGAATGGTTCAGTGTGGCGGAACTGGTTGCGAAACCTAGATTACCTGCTCCGTCGGTTTTTACAAACTGTCCCGTTGTGCCGTCAGTGGTTGGGAATGTGAATCCACTGATGGTCACTGATCCCGTGCCGCTACCCGAAAGCTCTAGGTCTGCGTCGGATAAATTGGTTGTGATCGTGTTGTCCGTGACCGTGATACCATCTATGGTGGCAGAGGTATTGGCCGCTATTGTGGTGAAGGTGCCCGCAAGTGGTGTGGTGGAGCCTATCACGGTGTTGTCTATGTTGCCACCGTTGATGTCTGCGTTGTCTATCACTACTGCGCCTGATCCTGATGCCGACAGGACTAGGTCTGAGTTTGATTGTGTGGTCTTGATCTCGTTGTCCTGCACGTTGATGTTGGAGTCAACTGTGAGGTTGTTGATCAACACACTGCCCGTGCCACTTGGACTCAGCACCAAGTCATCGTTGGTCCTATTGGCGGAGATGTTGTTGCCGCTGATGGAAATGCCGTCAGCAAACAGTGGTGACGCGTATAGTTCAGTGAACATGGTGTTCACGTCCTGCATCGCCGACCTCAGGGTCTGTCCCGTGCCGTCGTTTGCATTATTTCCTACGTTCAATGCTATGCGTGCCATCTTATACCTTGGTCAATCTCCTGACCAGTTTGATTACCTGATCATTTGTGTTATTTACTTGTCCTAGCAACCTAACGTCGCCACCTGATATGTCCACAGTCAGTGACAGCGACTCATATATTGTGGATCCGTCACCGTCGCCATTTGACGCTGGTCCATACGTGCTTATAAATGCTGTGCCCCCATCATGCACCACGTTGGCGTCTATCAGTGTGTACCTGTCTGCTGTTGTGTCTGAAATCTGTATGTGGTATTTGGCACTCCTGTAAGTAGTTGAGGACCAAGAATCTATGACCTGGGGGGATGATGAATTGCCCAGCACTGTTGCGGTGCCATCTTCTATTATGACGTTGTCGTAAAGAGTAGGTGTAGTGATCCAGTCCAGTTGACCCGACCCATCTGTTTTCAACACCTGTCCTGTAAGGCCATCCGTGTTGGGTAACCTGATGCCGTTGATGGAGACTCGTCCCGATCCATTGGCCGTAAATTCCATGTTGTCGTTCGACTGGGTGGCCGTGATTTCATTGTCTGTGATTCGTGTGCCCGTGGTGTCCAGGGTGTCCGCCGTCACTGTGGTGAAAGTTCCGGCCAGTGGTGTGGTCGCACCTATCACTGTGTTGTCTATGTTGCCACTGTTGATGTCAGTGCTGATGATCTGCACGTTGCCCGTGCCGTTGGCCGTGAGCACGAGGTCAGCGTTGGATGTGTTCACGCGTATCTCGTTGTCCGACATCCTGATGGTGCCATCCACGGTGAGGTCCGATATGTTGACCGTGCCAGTGCCACTGCCAGACAGCACTATGTCCGAGTTGCTGTCTGTGGCTATGATCTCGTTGTCGATGAAGTTGAACTGTGACTCCACAGAAGGTCTCGCGAACAGTTCCGTGAAGTTGTCGTTGATCTTGATGCCCGCGCCTCTGATGGTATCACCCGTGCCATCGTCTGCCGTTACACCTATGTTGATCAGTTGTTGTGCCATTACGCTATCTTCAGCGTGCCGCCATCATTGTACAGTTGACCTGTGGCCAGACCAGCCGCCGATGTTGGCAGGTTCGCCATTATTACCTTCTGTGTTAGTATCTCAACAGCACCTGTGCCCGAAGCGTCTATCTGCAGGTCTGCGTTGGAACTGTTGGTTGAAATCTTGTTGTCGGATATGGTCACTGCGGCAAGCACGATGTTGCCTGTGCCGTTTGGTGAAAGTGTGAGGTCGGCGTTTGTGGTTATGGGTGTAATCGTGGTATTGTTGATCTGCAGTTGATCAACTTCTATGATTCCTGTACCATTGGCCTGCAGTTTGAGGTCACCGTTTGTTATCGCAGTCGTGATCAGTCCTGTGGAACCGTCTCCAACCAGTTGGTACACTTCGTCGAAGTTGGCGTTGACCTTGGCCATCGCCGTGCGTAGTGTGTCGCCCGTCGCTGGATTTCCTGCTGTTCCTGTGTCTATCGTAAGTTTAGCCATAATTTGTTACTGGTATTTATTAAATACTGATATGTTCATAGAAGCCCTCAAGACCATCAAGTTGTACAAGAGGGAGAGCAAACTGGGTGTTATTCACAACTATCGTAGGCGCAAAATAATCTATGTGTTCAGGTGTGACTCCTGCTCAGGGACGTTCCAGAGGTCCAAGTCACGGGTGGACATACAGAGGGCATCTAATGACTACAAGCACGTGTGCAACAAGTGTGATTCCAAGAAGTTCGCCCAGAGCGTGGGTGTCAAGATGCGTCGTGTGTATCAGTTGGACGCCAGTAGTACCAAAATCCTATAACTTATGCCACTGGATGAGATCACGCTCGCCCGTTATCCATCTCTGTAGGTCGGCGTAGATGCCACATTTGATGTTGGGTTGGTCGAAGTATTTCCTGAGGAACGTGTTGCACTCCAGGTATTCCCTTCGATTAATAAAGTGGAAGTTGGTGTCAGGGAATCGTCTGAAAGTCTGTCTAAGTTGATACATCCACTCGAACTTGAGGTAGGCCTTCATGCTGAGCCTTTTTGGATAGTTGTTGGTATTCTTGTAGATGTTGTTTTGCTCACGGCTCTGTCCACCACCCACAGCGGCGTGTTCCCATTGTTTGGCGCCAAGGATGTCAAAGGCCAATATGACCACGTTGCTTATGCCCGACTCCGCCGCCATCAACACTGCCGAGCAACCGGATCCCCTCGCCTTGGAGAAGTCGTTGGTCTTTATGGCATTGTTTTTCTTGCTGTCATATCCCCTCCAGATCCTGTAGAAGTGTAGTCCCTCGGGTCGATCATCTTCGTGATCACCATCGCAGATGTAGTTCCACCTGCTGATGTCATCGATTCCATGGATCTTGGCATTGGTGTCAACCGAATCGTGCCATTGTTTCAGTTCATCATACATGGGAGCGTTCACAGCCACTATGTGATCACACAGTTCCGGATGATCCCTGTATATGGCATTGCATCCATACACCACGCCCTGGCCCTTCAGTGTGTCGATGGGGAACATGTTCCTGGATTCACCGTTGCCTATGATGAATGCGGTTTCCATCAGATGCCAAATGACTCCCCACACCCGCATGCGGAGGTCGAGTTGGGATTGGATATCTCGAACTGTGATCCAAACGTCTCTTCGATCCAGTCGATCTTTGTGCCCGCGACATACAGCATTGATGTCTCGTCCACCACGAAACGTCCCGTGCCCCAGTCCTCCACGTGGTCCCCTTCTGAGATGCTGTCCTTGGTGTCCGCGAATCCCCATTCGTACTTGAAGCCCGCGCAACCGCCACCCAGCACCGCCAGGCTCACAGCCCACTTGCCGGGGTTCTTTGCCAGCAGTCGTTCTATCTGTTGTTTGGCCGCGTCTGTAATTTGGAATAGGCTCATACTAGTAATTATGTGAGTTGTTACCCATGTTCTCAGCACCTACACACAGCCAAAACATAGTTGCGTCTTTTTTATTTTCAAAGCTCATGTAGGCGTTCTGATCCTCCCAGTTATGCCACTTCTCGTCGTACATGTTCTTGTTCTCGAACCACCATCCCCACCGCCCCACGCAGTTGCGTTGGCACCAATCTATGCACTCGCCCATGATGCCGTTCGAGTTCATGTCGATGTTGAAACGGAACTTCTTCTCGTAGCCGCAGTCCTCGGGTATCTCGTCAAGTCCCGCTGTGATCCTCTTGACCTTGGCCGCTTGGTAATATTTCTTTTTGACCATGCCCATAGTTTATTTTAAGATGACTACTGCCAGTTGTCAATCACGAACTGGTCAGCACATTCCATTGGATTGGGCAGTCCATGGAAAACCGCGACTCGATTCCCAGGTTCGATCTTGGCGGGTGTGCGGAACCATTTACGACCATCCTTGTTGATCAGTTTGGTGTCCTTGAGACCCACCATCTCCCACTTGTATGATCTTATCCATTCCTCCGGCCACCATGTTATGTCCTTGTCGGCCCGTTTCGTGATCCAGTCCTGGTCACCGTGGTTCTGTTGCATGATCTGTGCGGATCTGTCCTTGAATTCAGTCCACAGGTAGTCCATGGTGCCCGACTGCCAGCGCATACAACTCGAGTTCGAAAGTTTCCAATCCTTGATCCGACACCTGTTGAAATCTCTGATTATGTTGAACTTGCCCGGGTGTGAGAACAGGGGATCTATGTTGTCGAATATCACCACGTCCAGGTCGAAGAACAAGATGTTGCCCTGTAGTGGCATTTCCTTGGAGAACATCCACAGTTTGCTCCACCATGACTTGATCCAGGGATCCTTGGGCAGTGTTATAACATTGATGTCTGGATCCAATCCAGTGGCATCATCCGTGAGGCAGTGGAACTGGTAGGACACAGTGGTGTGTCTCCGTACCATGCTGTTCAAGACGTTGGCGTACTTGGCGATGTACTTGTTGCCCCACTTAACGCACACAACGTGATTCATTTTCTGTAGCCTTTCTCAAGTTCCTGCATCTGTATCTGTTTCCAATTGTCGCTGTCCAGAGTGTATTTAAAGTCACATGATGTTTGCTGAGTGCTTATTTTTGTGATGTCGAGGTTGTGTCTGAGTTTTTCATATATGGGAAGAAAGTCTCTGGTACCAAAACTTTTATCCAGATCAACCTGTCCAAGTTTGATGTAGCCCAATGATAATTTTGGTTCATTCCAATCATATCCATTGTCTTTTAACCATTCTCTGAACGGATCCATCTCATCTCTCTTGAAACTCTGCTTGGCCTCCGTGACCGTCTGTCCCCATTCCACATCAAACTCCCCGGAGTAGAATTTCTGGTGGGTTATGGCTGAACAAGTTGTTTCATCCAATTTTGCCCCATTCTCGTCCCTGAACACCTCGAAAAGTGTCTTTCCTATTTGTGACCAATGCAGGTACACGCCGCCCAGTTCTCGGTCATACCTATTCTTTTTGAACAGCTCGAAGTCCTCCGCATGAAGATTCATCCTGGGAGCATTGAGAAACGTCGTTATCTGTGATGGTCGTATCCATTCCGGGGCATATCTCTTCTTCCTGTAGGCTCCCACCCACCCCTCTATCTCATGG